GCTGTTACGCAGCCCGTAACACCTGTTGAGCAACCTGTTGTTGAGGCTGCTGTTCCAGAGCAGCCTACGCAACAATCCCTAGGTAGGGACCAGGAGCTAGCTGAAGCTGCCGGGTTGGATGCTGAAGGCAATGTTAACTATGAGCGCGTTGCCGCTGTTCGCCAAGAACTTGGTGTGCCTCCGACACGCTGGCAGGATCTTCCCCGCGAAGATCAGGAGCGTGTTCTTGAGCGGCTGCGTCAACAAGATCTCTCGGCACGGGATATTCCAGAGGTTGCTCAGCCAGTAGCTGAAGCTCCTGCACCCACTGATGTTGATCTCAAGGAAGAACTGCGGAAGGCCAGGATTGCTGAGCGCCGGGCTGAGCGGATTATCAAACAGACCGCTGATCCAAACAAAAAGGTTTTTGCTCAGGCTCAGCTTGCACAGGCACAGGAAGCCCGTGCGAAGGCCGAGGAAGGCATCAAGGCGCAGGAGGCTGCTGCCACCAAGGAAGAGCAGGGACGGCTACGCACAGCCTTTAAGCGGGCTGATGAGACCATCAACAAGCGGCTTGGTGAACTTGAGAAGATGGGAACCCAAGGCAAGGAAGTTGCCGATGGTGTTCGCCGCGCTTTGAATAATCGTGCGCTTGATTCTCAACAGCTTCTTGGCGCCTTCATTGGCGCGGATGTTTTGGTCAAGCAACTTCCTGGCAAAGCCAATCACAGGATTGAGTTTGTTGAGAGGCTTCTTCCCACTGAAGAAGAGGCTAAGGCTGTTGAAGCCAGTGGCGGTACGCTTGGTGCCGAGGTTCAGGGTCGCAGAGATGCAGCCAAGGCTCTGATTGAACTCTCCCTATCAAAGAGGTTCCTTGATCCTGGGTACGTCCTGCTGCGTGAGACTGCGGCACATGAAGCGTTCCATGTACTTCAGGATTACTACAAGAAGTTTGACAAGGGATTTGCTCAGGCACTTGATAATGCCTTCGCCAAGGGATCTGATCTCAAAGATGGTAAGGCAATGTTTGCCGACATCATCAAGGATAAATCCCTCAAGAATAAACTCCAGCGCTTGAGAAGTGCTGCTGGCAACATGTCGTACTTCGATCTGTTGGTTAGGGATTTGAAGGGTCCGATCACGCCACGGGAAGCTCAGGCTTATGTGTATGGCGCGTTGGTGGATTCTCTGCGGCGCGGCAATCAGATCACAGGGATTAAGCCTGGGTTCAGCAGGTTCATCAACTTCCTCCGTGACTTCTTCTCCCGCATGGGTAATGCGCTGAGTGGTCTTGGTTACGGCACCACCAGTGAGTTGTTGACCCGCGAGGCCGAAAGGGGTGGGGCTAGGTTCACTGAGGAACTTGCGCGTCCTGCACAGGCCGCTGCCAACGCAGGCGCTGTAGAGTTCTCAGCCCGCCTTGCACCAACAGATGAACAGACCATTGAGTTCTCTGCGCGTCAGACAAACATGTCTGTGCCTGAGTTCAAGACATGGTGGGAAGGTGGCTGGCGTGGCCCTGGTTACACGCCAGTACAGAGTGCCGCGCGCACCCAGAGCGGCAAACCAATTCAGTATTACCATGGAACCCAAAAGGGTTTTGTTCGCTTTGGTAAGGCTCGCAGTGGTTCTATTGAAGGCCAGGAAGGGCCATTCTTCTTTTCGCCGGATCCAGATTTTTCAAATCAATACGCCGAGATGGCTTTGTATGCTGGCGGCAAAAATGCTGAAGTTGAATCAGGACAAAGAATGCTTCCAGTATTCTTGTCTGTTCAAAACCCATTTGACTCAACCCTTCGAGAGTTTCAGAAACAGCTTCTTGATTATGTTGATAGGGGCCTTGATGATGGGTCTCTGACATGGAGGGATTTGGGTACTTCATCAGAGCCGTTGAGCGGAGAAACAGAAGCTCAAACAACCAGAAGAAAATATAGTTTGTTCAAGCGTATTTTGACGCTTGAGGGTGTTGATAACTGGAAGTCCATGGAGAGCAACGCCGCTCAAAAGTTTTTGCGCGAGAATGGTTTTGATGGATTTTTCATCATTGAGAATGGCGTCAAAAACCTTGCAGTGTTTGATCCACGCCAGATCAAATCCATCTTCAATCAGTTTGCTGAAGGTGCCGCAACTCAACCTGAGTTTGCTGCGCGTCAATCACCACTGCTGACAGATCCAAACTATTCCTTCTACATGGATGCACTGACTGCTCAGCCTATTGCGCGGTCTGGTTTGTTTGGCGGTGTGTTCCGCCGCCTTGTCGGTGCCATGGATAACACTGCGCTTTACGGCACACCCAATACACCAGAGCGTTTAACAGACGCATTGGTTCGCACCTCGGTGAACCGCAACCATCCGATCTGGATGTTGCAGCAATTGGCTGAACGTATGGGTGTTCTCAACGGGCGTGACATTGGCATTGCTGCTGAGTCAGCCCTGATGAACACGGGCCGTATGCAGCTTCTTACCCAGGTTGGTGGTCTGAAGTTCGATCCAACCACTGGCGACATTGACATCCGCAACGATGTCAAATCCCTTATGGAGATCTTTGAAGGCAAGGTTGACACCAAGAACCAAGATATCCTCCAGCGGTATCTGATTGCCTTGAGAGAGAAAGATCTGCGCGGCGTTGGCCGCACGGGCATGAGGTCGATCAAGGGTCAGCCGTTCACTAATCAGATGATCAATGACATCATCCAGCAAACAGAACAGGCGCATCCTGAGTTTGTAGATGTTGCCAGAGACCTGAAGAAGTTCAGTGACTCATTGCTGGACTTCGCGGTTGATACTGGGATCATGACACGGGCAAAAGCACAAGAGCTTGCGCTGATCTTCTACACACCATTCTATCGTGAGATGGAAGCTGACAGCCAGAGCGATCCCAATCAGATCCTTGGCCCGAATGTCAGCAATGTTCTCCGCAACACCACCAGTGCCTTGGATAAGAAGCTTGGTGGCGGTGATGGTAATGTTGGTGATCTGCTTGAGAACATCTTGCGGAACGCTGACAGCATTCTCCGGGCTGGCTTGAAGAACCATGCGATCAAGATGACCGCTGAGGTTGCCCGTGATGTTGGCCTTGGTCAGGTTGTTCAGAGTGCCGCCGGAAACAACATCGTTACCTACCGTGTCAACGGGAATGAAGTTCATTTCCGGGTTGATGATCCGATCCTCTTTACCGCCATGGCCACAGCCCCGGCGAAGACCAGGGGTGCGCTTCATCAAGCCATGGCAAGGATGGCTTCGTTCTTCCGGGATATGATCACCCTTGCCCCCTCATTCATGTGGGCAAACCTGTATCGCGGTAAGTTCCAGGCCTATGCCCAGGAAGGCGCATCATTCAGCCCATTCACCACAATGAAGGGGATGAAGGACTTCCTGAAAGCCAACCCATCCTACCTAGCCTTCACGGCACAGACCGGATTAGGTGGCTACACCCTTGGTATGGGTGAGCGGAACATCGCCGCGAAGATGAAGAAGCAACTCGATGATCGTGGGATCTTTGGGGAGCTTATGCGCTTTAATCTCCTGGCACCCTTTAGCAAGGCCATAGACGGGCTTTCTCAGATCAGCGAAGCCACAGAGCTTGCTGAACGCCTAGCCCTGTATGAGCGTCTTAAAAGCCAGGGAATGACCGATAAGCAAGCGGCCTTCCAGGCTTACATGCTGGCACCATTCTCTCGCCAGGGTTCTGGCCAGGGTGTGTTTGGCAATGTGGTGCAGAGCCTGATCCCGCTGGTGCCATTCCTCAACGCCAAGATCCAAGGTCTGTATCGGCTTGTGGAAAATGAGAAGGGCAACAAGACCATCCTCAAGATACCGCAGCAAATCTTCCTGCGTAGTATGGTCATCACCGCATTTTCTACGGCACTGTATGGCTTGGCTTTGTCGGGCGGCAATGAAGACGAGCTTGATAACCTTACCGTTGACGACATCATCCGGTATGATTGGTTGTTCCTTGGGGAGGGAAGAAAGATTGCTCTCCCCCGCAACTTTGAAATCGGGTCTTTCTTTGGTGCCGTGCCAATCCTTGCAATGGAGGCATACCGCAAGGGTCACACCGATGACCTGACCAAGGCTGCGGTTTCGATTGGCACATCCACTCTGTTCTTCAATCCAATCCCACAAGCGGTGCTGCCGATCCTGTCGGCAACAACTAACTATGATTTCTTCCGTGGGCGGGAGCTTGAGAATTATGCGATGCGAAACCTCCCAGCGGAGGACCGGGTTGACAGATCAACCACTACCATCGCCCGGCTTGCATCTGCCGCTACGGGATACCTGATGTCACCCCTTGGCAAGGAAGCAGTCAGCCCAATCAAGATGCAGGCAGTGCTTAATGGTTATCTTGGAAGCATTGGTTCTGGGATAATGACCGGGTTTGACTCTATCGTTTTGGCAAACCTCGATGTGATTCCAGGCAAACCCGCTGGTCCGTTTGGTAGTCCGTCAGATATCCCAGCGATCCTTGGTAATGCGTCAGGGCTTGGCAGGTTCTACCGCACCGATGAGGCTAAGGTCTCAAGGTTCGTTGGAGATTTCTATACCCTCAAGGAACAGTCAAACCAGATCAAGAATGCAATCAATGAAGCCAACCTGCGTGGCGATTACAATCGCGCCATTGAATTGCAAACTGAGAAGGGTCAGCTTGCCATGATGAACCGGACGATTGCACGGACATCAACACAGCTAAGTGAATTGAACCGTCAGATCCGGTCCATTGAAGCTGGCCCATTTGACTCAGAGACAAAGCTTGCGCTTATAGCTCCGCTTCGCCAGCAGCGTGATATGTTGGCGAAGCAGACTGTTCAACAAGCCAGAGCGGTAGGGGCAATTTAAGAATTGCCCACACCATTCATGTCAGCGAAGTGTTTCCACGCCACTTCGCTGGCACTCTTTTTGGTCATCTTGTAGGTCTCTTCCAGAACACCAAATGCATTATCAATGTTCTGTGCCACGTCCTTTGGGCCTGAACACACAAGGATCATTCCCCAGAAGGTGTTGCAAAGAACATTCATCATCTCGTGTGGTGTTGCTTTGTCTTCACCCACTAACTGCATGACGCAATGAAGAAGCGACTGAGACATTATGGCAATCTTCTTTGCCCGCTCATCTGAGATTTCTTCTTCATTTTCCATTGGATACTTCCTCAAGGATTGAGGCGTATCCTGCGATATCAATGTGACTATCCTGATGACCGGGTGAGTGCATAAGCCTTGCGATCTTCAGCAGCAGCATCATCATGGCTACATCGTATGCGTGGATCTCCTGGCACTCAGACAATACGTTATTGCCTGCCCGCGTTTCCTTGAGCCACATGTTCCACAGGTCAGCGATACGCCTGTGATTCACATACTTATCGCCATAGTCGGTGGCTCTCTGACCACCGACAAGTTCAGCCGCCTTGAGCAACATATCCCCTGCGTTCATGACACCCTCAGAATCAAAATGCTGTCGTTGTCTTTGGACCTTGATGATGCGTAAGATCCATTGCCCCAGATGCTTGACGCAAGTGCAGTGATTGAAGAATGAAGGGCCTTCACATCAAACTTCCCGCAAGGAATAGATGCTTCGTCACCCACATTCATGCCCATGAGAACGGGTGAAACATAGTTCTTCAGTTCTTTGGGTCCATATCTGTTTGGCCCTCGCTTCTTTTCTTGCGGCTGCGTCACATTCAACGAGCCGATCTTTTCCCCATTGGTTCTAATGATTGCATACTGAAGACCCAAGCTATCAAGGCGCTTCACACAATCAAAGAGAACCTTCTCTTTTAACTCAGACCAATCTGCCATTTTCCCCTCACAGTAATACACGAAGAAGTAAGCCAGCAACCACGCCGCCCAAGGCGCCAGCAAACATGATGATGATGATAGCGGCAACGAAGCCAGGGATATCCCGCTTCATTTCTTCACAAGCCTTCCCAACATGATCTCCTGTGCCGGGCCAGGAAACGTGCTTTGAACCCCAAGCACATGGTCAGGAAGCAATGCATCCAGCTTTTGCATTTCCTCCTGTGGGATATCAAACGTCCACTTGTCGCCAGTTCTTGTGGCGAATTGTTTCCAATCAGTTTCGTTGAAGTCCGAAACCCTCTTGGCAATTAGCTTGATCATTTGCGGTACTCCGTTTTGATTGCCTTTGAAACTTTCCATAGTTGATGAGCAATCTCCCGGTTCATTTCTGCGACATCCGGGAAGTGATTGTTCAACCGTCTTGCCATGGAGAGAAACCTACGAGCTTGCAGGATTTTCTCCCTGCGTTCGTCATAGGCTATGTCAGCCCAGCAGTCCAAGTTTTCCATGTAGTTCTCCTCCTCTTCTTCATCTGACATACTTTGCACCGAATGTCAAATGTTATTGAGGTCTGGTTCTTTTATTTCCTCCATCGTCAGGGTCTCTGTCAGCACAGTATTGTATTCAGCGGCCCCAGCATGTTCGTGTTCGATGCAATCTTTCAGGTATTCTTTGATGGCATCTGAGTGGTTGATTTTTACTTCGCTTAGTTCCTTCTCAAGATCTTCATGAAGGATAAAGCTAATTGTCGCCGTGATTTTTCTCCGCATGTTTTGCCCTCCGTTTTGATTAAAGGTCATTGAGGAAACTATTTTCAAACCTGTTCCTCAGTTCATGAAACAGTTCCCTGCCACGCCTGTCTGTCTTGAGGTCTGATCTACTCTCAATTGAGCAGTACGCCCTGACGCCATCAGCGCAGGCATCTTCTGTCGCCATAATTGCAAGGCCCATCTTGTCCATCCATTTCTGGAACTTGGGGTTGCGGCACAGCATGGCTGCGCTTTGCACAGCCTTGTCCCCCTCCTCCATATCCCTGGGTTTAACGGGCCTGTCGTGGTCATCCAGCAGCACCATGGCGATCTGGTATCTCGCCCCCACGGGTTGAGACAGAAGGTCCACAGGCACGTCATTGGGCTGAATGGAGATGGTTATGTATGTCCCCTTCCCATCCTGCCGCATGGAGATCTTCTTACCCTCGAACCCCATGGCCATATCTCTGACACTCATGCTGCCATCCACCCCGGTAATGCCCGGCACCTCGGGCAAAGCTTTTGGAATTTGCTCAGCGGCTTGAACCCCTTGCGGCAACGAAGGCAAGGGGGACCGTCCTGCTCTTCAGCAACCCGGTCCCTCTTACGCATCTTTGACCAGAGTGATTCAGCCTGCCTCAAGGTGAGGTTTGTTTCGGATGCAATCATCTTCCATGTTGCACCCTGGTCTCTCCGCACCTTGAAGAGTGAGTAAAGATCTTCTTCCGTTTGCATGTCTTCCCCCATGCCCTTCACTTACTTCTTCTGAAGGCGAGCAATTCTATTCATAAGATGAACATGCTTGTCATCATATGAGCGGATCAAAGGATAAATACTCGCGTAAGAACATCCAAAGTAGTTGGCGATTTTGGATATTGACTTACCCTCATCACGCATCTTCACAACCTCAAGAAGCGCATCACCACTAATCAATCCCTCACCTGACGTGTAAGACCCATAAGCCCTACCATTCCTCTTGCGACCACGATTTTCATTCTCCGGTTCAATCTTCTTTGTAGTTTTGGTTGTGGTGACAGGCTTGCTGTTAGGTTCCGGCACCTCATTCACTTGATGAACGAAGTTCAAGATCCTATCAGCAAGCCTAAAGGCTTCGCGATCAGTCTTCGCAAACGCCAAAGCGATCTTGATAGCTTCAAACCTTTCCGCTGTTTTCCATTCCATTACATAATCCTCCAGATACGATAGCCACCAATTTCGGGGGAGAACCGAAACTTCTTTCCAGTGCGCTTGCCTTCGCGGCTCAAGAATACATACAGGGTATTCTTGTTGACATGCCGCTCGACCTTCACGCTGTCGTCAACTTCCATCTTGGTCAGAGCATCCGCCACGTCACGTCCCACAACAGGGGGGCGACCACCGCCACCTGAGCGAACACGCTTGGGAATGGGAATGCCCTTTTCAATCTGAACCATTTACTATCTCCGTTATAATTGCCGTGATTTTAGCATCACCTTTCTCCCTCCAAGATGTGCCGTGAAGCCCGATCTCCTGACCGGGCATCCACTTCAAACCGTCAGTGCGAGGCGGAAGATCCACCTCACGCTTTATGTTTGAGTAGATTGGGTTTGCCGCGATGACTCGCACCATTTGATTGGGTCCACACCCTTCAGATCCCACCATGTTTTCTCATCTCCATATCTATGCAGTTCTGAATGATGCTCGTGGCAGAGTGGTACAGCCCAGTTATCACCAGACTTCATGCCCATTGCTGAAGGTTCAGCGAACATGAGGTGATGTGCCTGGGCAAATCTCTTACAGATCAAGCAGCCATGTGTTCTCACCCACTGAAGATGGCTGTTTGATTTGATCCGCTTTGAACCGCCGGAGCTTTTCTTGCGGGACCATCCAGCACCATCCTCTTGCGTTGGTAAAACGGTAGGCGTCTTTCTTCCCTTCCCGCGCATAAATACACCCCACAATGTTAAACTCGGGAGGATTGCAAGTGACGAGAACAATCTCCTGACCGTCCTTGTCACCTTCGCTTATGACCAGCTTGCCGTGGGGGAGTGGGGTTGAACGAACCTCGTATTGGTTTCCAACATCCGTCACACCCACACCACCAACACCTGACCAGTAAAGGTTCAATCCCTTTGCGACAGCCATCTCAGCCATGGAGGACAGGAAGTCTGTAGCTGCCCTGTCCTCTGGCTGATCCACGTTCACCTTTGGCTTGGCACCCCGCGCGAGAGCATTGGCATACCTGTCAGCCGCATGGTGACAGGCAACCCTAATCTCGTCAGGGGTGAGCCGCACCAACATCAGAACGGGGCGTCATCAAAGCTGCTGGATTCCTGCTTCTTTTCGTATGGCTTGTTAGCCAGGATCGAAAGGAAGCTCTTGCCAGCTTTGCTTGTCTTCTTCCAGCCAGCAATATCCATCTTAATGGCTTGCCCTGACTTGGCTTGTTCAACCAGAACCTTCAGCACATCCATGCTGATCTCAAGGCTACCCGTGTAATCGGGATGCTTGTCGCTGGTCTTACGGGTGTTGGTGAACAGCGCACCACTCGGAGGATAATCAGGCATTGGTTTAGTCCTTCAGTTCTTGGTTGCGGGTTTTGAAAGCTTCGACAACACGGGCGTAT